ACCTTCACGTAACGCCTGCGTCGCTGGCCTCTTCGGCTCTCGAAGTGGGCGCTGGCGCACGTCGCGGGCAACCCCGTCGCGTCCATCGCCGCCTCTTTGCAGAGCGAATCGTCATCGGCGTCAACCATCTCGGCCAGCGTCGCCAGCATCGCGTGCATGACCTCCATCACACCCTCACGATCCGCGAACTTCGCCAGCGTCGAATAGTGCGGCAGCTTCGTGAGCCCCAGCGCCTCACGCACCTCGCTCGACACCGCGAGTTGTTCGATCACCCCGCGGTAGGTCGTCTTCCAGTACGTCCGCAGCACAAGGCACGCCATCAGCTGCGGCTGCGTGAAGTCGTGCCGACTCTTCACGCTGCCGTACGCCGTCATGTGCCGACGCCCCAGGCTCAACGCAAGATGAACGACTCGAAGGATCCGGTCCGGCTGCGCGTCCGTGCTCATGCGAACAGTTCAGCGCCGATCGAACGGGCTGTCAAATGAATTCAACAGAGCATCTCTATCTCATAACCCGGGAAGGGGTACAAACTCCAACCGGCGGGTTATGACTGCGGATCAGGCTCCACGCAGGGTCGGGCGTGGTCGGATGATCACGGACTCGGTCCGGGAGCTGATCGGGCGGATCGGTCGTGAGAACCACAGCTGGGGCGTTCGCCGCGTGGTGGGCGAACTCAAAAAGCTGAGCATCCGGGTCAGCCGCAGTTCCGCGCGGCGGGTGATGATCGACGAGTGTCTGCTGCAGGACCCCGACCGCCACGCACCCAAGGGCGTGATGACCCCGTGGCGAACGTTCGTCTCGGCCCAGGCGAACGTGATGGTGGCGACCGACTTTTTCTGCAAGACGGTGTGGACGCCTTTGGGCATCCGATTGACCGTCGGCGATGGTTAAGGGCTAACGAGCCCAGAGGCGGTGCAGGCGTTGAATGACGCGCTGGCTGACGTGAAGCAGGACTTCCGGATCGAGTGACTGCGGTGTCCTAACGGTCGAAGAGACATCCGCTTAGTGACACCAACGTCAGCCGGGTAGAATCAAGGCACGACTCATGGCGAAAAGGACACTATCGAAGCCAGTACTCCTCCAATGGACCAAGCATGTACCCGCAGCGGATGTGCAGGACCCGTTGGGGACGAGCCTCCGGGGTTCAACTCGAATCGCCAACCGGCTGTTGTTCTGTATCACGTCGATCACACCGAGAGCACGGTACTTCTCCTTCATCCCGTGGTGCGTCAAGGACTACGACAACCGCGAGCGTGAGTATTCGCACGCGCTCGGCCTTCGTGCCGCCATCTTCCTGAGAGAACAAGCCTTGACGCTGGGCTTCGTTGTGCATCACGTCCAATCTGCCGGTAGATGCACTCAAACGAATGAAACGGCGTGTCGGTGTGTATGAGGTCCACACGACATCACGCCGGCTTCACGGGAAGTTGGTCGCGTGGGAATCGGATGGCGCTTGTGGTGCGATCATTGGCAGCGCAAACTTCACCTCCGCTGCATATGACGGAAGGAACATCGAGACATGCCTGTTGTTGCCTGATTCGTTAGCTCATACAGGATCGCTCTTCGATTCCCAACTGCCGAGGCGTGCAGTGTCCATCAATGAATTCGTGCCTGCGGATGTCCTTGAGCCACAGCCGGACGATGACGATGCCGCAAGCCTCGAGTTAGCGACCGCCGTGCTTACCGTGGATCGCAAGCTCGCGTTGCACCACCAAGGCGATGTTCCTGAGGGCGCAACCGTTTCGGTTGCGCTTCGCGCCGGCAGTGAATCCCACCCGCGCTGCACCTTGCCAATTCTGCGGTTCAACGACCACCAAGCCACCGTCTCCGTTCCCGAATCGGCCACTCAAGACCTGCATGGCGCGCTTATCGCTTCGCTTGTCGCGCAGAGGGGTGCCGATCGCGAAGAAGGACCACCAACCTGGGTCATACAAGAGCACCGTCTGACTCAAGAGCACGGCGATGGGGCCGGAGACCGCAGTCGCACTCGGGTCGAGGAGACCGGAGAAGGGCTGACGGAGTTTCTTGATGAGCTAGGCAAGCGCGAGGGTGTGACGAGCGTGGTCGAGTATCTCAATCACCTCAATATTCGTTTCATGGACGGCGGCGGCGGCCTGGGCAGAACGGGCGCGTTCCGGCTGCGTCGGAGTGACCCATTTCATCCTGACCTTCCCCCCGAGTGGTGGGACCAGATTGATCCGCACGCGAGTGACCTTGAGTCCGCGATCTACGGCTTCTGTGACCGCCACGACAAGAAGCGTCTTCGTAAACACGCGGCTCGCGGAAACATCAACGGGATTGAGAATTTCCTTGATATCTTCACGGCGATTGTTCGCCTCCTGTATGTGTATATGTGCAGACTCGATACCCATCGCCGTCCCATCGTGAAGAAGCCCCAGTTCATCGGTCGTGTGTGCCGAATGCTTGATATTGCTACCTGCGGCATTGATGAGCGAGATGATCAGTGTCCTGGCTATCTCGTCACGCTCCAAGATAATCTGCGTGGTGACGACGGTCTGCTCCGCGAACGCTTGGTTGAGGTAAACTACTGTGGACATATCGCTGCGGCTTTGCTTCTTGCGCAAATCGCCAGGTTTAATCCGAACGAAATGCCGCTGTTCGGCCCAAGAGCAACGCGATCGGGCGACTGCTTGGGGCACCAAGTCAAGAAGGTGGGAGCCTCCGTCACTGAAGCGATCGGGCAGATGCCATCTCGCGATCAGGTAAGGCAAGCTCTCGATCAATACAACATGATCTCGGAAGACAAGATGCCTTCGATGATCGCTGAGGTGGGTTGAAGGCTTTGTACATCCTGCGACTGTTGACGCCACCTGACGACGTCACTGTCGGACGGCAGTAGTGAGTCCACAACCCTCCTCGAAACGCCGGGTTATGAGCTGAAGGGCGAGCCCGTTCGAACGTCTAGTCCCTCCCTTCGCGTAACCCAACGACCGCCCGTCGTAGCGAACCCGATCACAGCTTCTCCACCCCCCGCCCGGCCGCGCCGTCGTCGAGCATGGTCAGGGTGTTGCGGTCGAGCCTGCCGTTGGTGGTGCCGTAGCTGGTGATCTCCGGCGACGGCAGGCTGGTCTCGTGCGTCCAGCTGACGCTGCCGGCGAGGTGGTCGATGCGTGAGAGGTCGACTTCCTGCCTTGACGGGTTGTGCGTGAACGCGAGCAGGCTGTTGGCGTTGCCTTCGCGGCAGATGGCTTTCAAGGTGCGGTTGTCGCCGAAGAGGTCGAGCATGCGGACCGACCAGAGCGTGTCGCGCGGATTGGTGACGCCGTTTGACCAGCCGAACGGCCGGTACTCGGCGATCACGGTGTCCTGCTCGTGGCCCTGGGCGTAGTAGCCGTTGGACGCCCAGCCTGCGACGATGAGGTTCAGCACGTCGGTCGGGTTGCGCAGCACGCAGCCGATCGAGTGAGGCACGATCCGCGAGACGGTGCGGTCTTCCTGGATCTGAAGCGGGTACCAGCCGGTGCCGGCCCGGGCGAACCAGCCGGCTTCAAACCCGCCGGGCAGAACAACGGGGGATGAGTTGTAGTCGGCCGCCGGGATGTAGCTGATGCGCCCGCTCGCCCAGATCGTGCGACGCTCAGAGCTGGGCACGTAGGCGTCGCGGTAGTCGCCGGGCAGGCCGACCAACTCGACGAGGTACTGGCCGTGGTGGCTGGGGTTGTAGGCCTGCATCGACATCAGCATCGCGCAGAACTTGGAGCCGTGGTGGTAGGCGTTCCGCGGGGTCATGATGTAGCTGGTCTGCTCGAGATCGGTGAACGAGCCGGTCTGCAGCTGGACCGAATCGACCAGCGCGAAGTCGTGGGTGAGCTGGGTGTAGGCGAAGCGTCGGTCGCGCCGCCCCTCGCCGAGGAAGACGCCGTTGCTGTTGACGCTGATGCACTGGTCGCCGCAGTAGATGTCGTACACGCCGTTCTGGCTGGAGGGGTTGCCGCTGTGCAGGTCGGCGAAGTAGCTGGGGATCGTGGTCATCGGGACCGACAGCTCCTCAGTCGCCGTGGACAGCCGATACCTCTTGAAGTAGCTTTCGCCCCCGCTATTTCCGGGGGCGGAACTTCCGGGGTCGTACCACCAGACGCGGTTGTCCCAGACGTCCACGGCCTCGACACCGGTGAGCGTGCCGATGGGCCACTGCGTGACGGTCGGGGGCGTGGTCGATTCATCGATACGGAAGTGGTAGAGGCTCCGCTGGTAGGAGAGCACGAGGTCGACGGGGGTGGGGTCGCACGGGCAGTCGTCGGCGACGCAGACGATGCCCTGATCATTGAGCACCAGTCCACCCCCGGCGTTGCCGGTCCAGGCGGTCACGCGGCACCCCCGGTCGCTTGGCATGCGTTGGCGTTGGGGACCTCGTTGATCCAGTACAGCGCAACCGTGCCGTCGGCCCCCGGAGTGCCTCCCGGAACGGCCAGACCAGCCGTGGCGGCGAGGTACTGCCCGCGTGGCATGCGTCGCCAGGCGTGCGGGGCGGCGATGGGGTCCACGCCGGTCGCGAGCTCGTTGCCGGCGAGGTCACGGACGGTGTAGGTGAACGAACACTGGTTGTCCTTGTCGCCGGGCAAACCGCCGGTCTGCGTGAGCTGGACCGGGACAAGGGGGTCGGCTTCGCCGAAGCGGACGAGGGCGAAGACCACGCCGGTGCCGGTCTCTTTCCAGAGGATGGTGAGCGGCCCCGCGAACGTGGAGGTGATCGTGGTCGTGCCGTCGGCCACGTCGGCGTGGGTGTGTGCCTCGTCGGTGACGTCGATCTTCGCGATGCACACGCCGCTGGCATAGGCCCGGCCGATACTGCCGGCGACGACCGGCTCGGCGGTGATGACGATGCGTCCCGTGCCGACGTCCTCGACGACCGGTGTGGCGACGGTGAATCCGGGGGTTGCGGCGAACGCTTCGGCGTTGTCGGCGGGATCGATCAGCACGCCCGAGATCGCCGCGGCCGAGAACCTTTCAAGGTCATCCCCGGAAGTGTTCTTCACGCGGATCGTTGCCTTGGACGTCACCATGGATGGCACGGGTCGCGGCGTGCCAAGCGCCTCGTAGTGTGCCCGCGTGGCGTCGATGACGCGGTTCCAGTCCGCGGCGGGGATGCGCATCGGCTGGCCGGACTGGACGTGACGCAACCCGGCCATGATCAGATCCCCAGCCCCGCGAAGCTGGCCTGCCGGTAGACCCGCTCGACGTACGCGGCGATGGGCTTGCGCACCAGCATCTTGGCCGCCGTGTCCTCGGCCTCCTGGTAACGCACCCACAGGTAGTCCCACCCCGCCTTGAAGACCCCCGGAATTGATCCGATGGTGAGGCCGCTCACATTGGGCGAGCCGGCGAAGGCGTACGTCACCTCCCAGAGGTCGTCCGATGAGGTCCCGCGCCGCGAGCCGGCCGCCCCGAGGAACAGGCACTCCCCCGGATCCAGCCCGCGGAAGGCGTTGGTGTTCACGCAGCCGGTGAGGCTGAACAGCGTGCCCTTGTAGGCGGTGGTCACCGTGGACGGGCTCAGCCAGTGCGTCTCGGAGAACGAGTAGACGGGCACGGTGATGTCCACGCCGTCGACGCCCGATTCGGTAACACCAATCGCCCCCTCATAATTGGCCGCCGTCCCGCTCGCCGCGTACGACGCCACCGTCTGCAACGATTGCGTGATGTGCTGCGTGCCGCCGCGGGTCTCGAAGGTGAAGCTGGATTCGCCCGGATCGGCCGTCGCCCCGCCCGTCGGCTTGGTGTACCGCACGGCTCCCAGCCAGATGTTCGGGGCGATCTCCTCGACTTCGGCGTCGTCGCGTTTCAGGCCTTCGTGCGTGGCGGGCGACGCCGACAGCACCTGCGATCGTGCCGTGGCGTCCGAGTCGGTGCCGCGAACTATATAGGTCAGCTCCGCCGATTCGTCGGCGAGCACGCGACCGAATTTTTCCTCGACGACAACGGCCACTGGGGTTCGCTCCTCATGTGAACGTGAGGCCGCCGGTGCGGACTTCACGTTCGATGCGCTTGGTGTTGCGGGCCGTCGCCTCGGCCGCGTCGGCGGTGCGTTCGGCGGCGTCGCTCTGGAAGGCCATGCCGACGAGCGCCGCGGGGTTGAACGACCCCACCGACGCGATGCGATCCATGGCCCGGTCCAACTCATCGCCCAGCCCAGACAAATCTGGCAACTCGATGCCGTCGAGGCCCAGCGGCGTCCCGCCTTCCGCTTCGACCGTCTCGCGCTTCTGCTTGGCCTCGGCGATCGCCTGCTCCCACTCGCGGCGGGCGTCGATCAACGCCCGCTCGGCGTCACGCTGGGCCTTGGCCTGTTCAACCGCTTGTCGGTCCTGTTCGTCCTCGTACCGTTGGCCGATGACGCCGAGCGTCTGCTCGTTGAGCTTGGCCGCCCGGCGGCGTCGGCTCTCGCGACGGCGGTCGGTCTCGATGACCCGCTCGCCCGTCGTCGAGTCGATCTCTGACAAACGCTCCTTCAACGCCCGATCGACCTCGGCGTTCGCTTTCCGGGGGTCGAGGGAGTCGTCGAACAGACCTTTGATCGTGTTCCACGTCTTGGCCGCCAGCGCCCGCATCCGCTCCCATGAGCGGTTGAAGATGTTCACGAACCCCAACCACGCGGTCTGCAGGAACGCGGTCGTCTCGATCCAGCCCGCTTCGAGGCCGTGCCAGACGAGTTGCAACGCCGACAGAGCGCCGGTGAACGCGCCAACCAGCACGTCCATGATGAAGTGCTTGAAGCCGAGCCAGAGCCCGCGGACGAAGTTCGTGCCACGGACCCACTCGGCCTTGAGCGCCAGCCAGAGGATGCGGGCAGCCAGCGAGACGTCCCCCGCGGCCAGCGCATCCGCAATCCCGCGGAAGGTTTGGGTCGCTCGATCGCGGAGCTGGATGAATCGATCCGCCAGCCAGTCGAGCGCTTTTCCCGCGATGCCGCTGGCGTGCAGCAGGTACGCCGACAGCGCCGTCACGGCGACGATCACCGCCCCGATCGGCGAGACAACAAATGCCAGCGCCGCGGCCAGACCGCCCAGCAGCGACACCACCCCGGCAACGGCCGACGCCAACACCCCGATCACCACGGCGGAGCCGAGCAGCAGCCCGCCCAGCAGGATCAGCGCAACGCCCGCCCTGGTGATCACCGCGGCGATCTTCGCGCCCTGCACCACGAGCTGGCGATTGGCTTTGATCCACTCGGTCGCGGTGACCGCCAGCCGCAGCAGCGTGTCGGCGAGCCTGGTGAGCAGCGGAGCCAGCGCCGCCCCGACGTTGAACACCCCCTGGCGGACCACTTTCCACAATCGGTCGAGGGCATCGGTAAAGACCTCGGCCGCCGCGGCGTCCTCGCCCGACATCGTCAGGCCCAGGCGTCGCGCCTCGTCCTGCAGCGCCGAGATGCCCTCGGCACCCTGGGCGAACATCGGCAGCAGCTGCGTGCCCGCCCGGCCGAACAGGGCCTGGGCCAGCGCCGCCTTGCGGGTGGGGTCCTCGATGTCCGCGATGGCCTCGGCGATCCGCTTGAACTGTTCCTCGGGCCCCCCGGAGAGCCCGTCGAGGTCCTCGTACGCCAGCCCCAGGTCCGCGAGCGCGTCGGTCTGCGTCGACAGCCCACGCCCCGCGTCGTAGATCGATCGCTGCATCCGACGCATCCCGCCCTCCAATGCCTCCAGCGACGTGCCGGTCTGTGACGCGACGAACTTCAGCTCGGACAACGCCTCGACCGACAGGCCCGTCCGCTTGGCCATCTTGGCGACCTGGTCCCCGTAGGAGCTGAAGTACTTGGCCGACGCGATCAGCGGGGTCAGCAGCGCCGTGCCGATGCCCGCCACGCGCAGCCCCATCCCCCGGATCGAGCCACCGAACCCCCGGAGTTGGCGCTGGGCGTGGCGCAGCGCGCGGACGAGCTTGGTGTCGTCGGCGAACAGCTCGACGAACGCGCGACCGGCCCGGATGCCGCGTGAGCTGGCCATCGACTACTTCCTCCCCGCCTCGAGCGCGGCCCGCACCATGGCCAGGCCCTGGCGGTCGGGTTCGTCGGGTTGGATCGTTGTGGGTCGCATGGTCTTGGGGAGGAAGTCGGTGATCTGGAACACGCGCTGCTTCTTGGATCTGTTTGCATTCGCGATGACGGCACACAGGGCGGCGGTCCGTTGCCAACGGTCGCAGGCGTGGCCGTCGGCCATCCACAACAGCTCACGCAAGGTCAACCCTCCGAGACCACTACTTCCGGGGCCGGGGCTGAGTCCGAGGACGCCTGCGATCTGCCAGACGGTTGCCCATCCACCTCCTTCATCGCCTCGTCGGTCAGCGTGGCGGGGTCGATCCGATCGAGTCTCATCTCGATCGCTTTGACCGCTGCGTCGATCATGCCCATCTGCTTGGCGACGGCTTTCGCGCGGTCGGTCCGCCCCCGACCTCGGAAAAAAGTCACGAGCTCCTCGTAGAAGGCACGCTGGGCTGCCAGCAGCGTGGTGCCATCAAACACCCCACGGACCTCGTCAGCGGTGACGCCGTGGGCCGCGAACTGGCCCTCGAGCATGAGGCAGAGGACTTCGCCCAGCAGCATCTCGTCGGTGCCAAGCAGGGTCAGCGCGGGCGGCCCGTCGGGGTCGTCACGGCGGGGGGACTCGGGCTGGAGGAGGTCGATGCCGAGTCGGTCGCGGACCGCCATGGCGGTGCCGAGGTTGAGCGTCAGCGTCCACGTGCGGCCCGAGGCGTCTTGGAAGGTTTGCATAGTCAATCACTCCGTTGGCTTTCGCTTTGCCTGTTCACAACTTCCGGGGGGGGTTAGGCGACTTCGACCCACTGGTCGAAGACGGCGAGCTTGGCGGTCACCGACACGGTGACGCCTTCTTCAAGCGGTTCGCTGCGGCTGAAGTTGGTGATGGAGAAGTCGCCGAGCGGTCCTTCGGTGCCCGAGGCGTCGCTGGCCCCGGTGAGCACGGCGAGTCGCAGGGTGCCGGCGGTGAGGAAGGCGGTCTTGACGGCGTCAAAGCCGGTGTCGCCGGGCTTCCAGAGCATCTCGAACTCGGCGGTGCATTCGCGGAGGGTGGGGGCGGTGGCTCGCCAGCCCTGGTTGGCGCGGGTGGTGACGTCGGCCTCGCCGGCCTCGAGGTTGAGGGTGACGTCCTTGACGTTGGACATCTCGATGAGGGAGGTGATCGCGGTGCCGGCGGGGCCTTGATAGATCTTGGCGTTCATGCCGAGGAGGAAGGCGTCGGGCATGGTGGTACTCCGTGGGTTCCTTTAATGGACCGAGTCCCGCCACATGACGGACAGCTTGGGTTGTTCTTTCTCGAAGGCGGGGCCCATGTAGGGCCTCGACCGGATGCGGACGCGGTGGCGTTGGCCGCGTCGGCGGAGGGTGGTCGTGCCGCCGTGTTCGAGCAGGGAGGGCGCGTCGCCGCGGCCCGAGCCGTTGAGGCGGGCGGGGCCGATGACGACGGAACGTTTGGACGGGTTAAAGCCGAAGAAGAGGAAGCGCTTGAGCAGGCCGGTGCGCGACGTGGGCGGTTGGCCCGGGGCGGAGACCCTCTTCCGGGGGCGGATCGACGAGCGAGCTGAGCGACGAACGAACGCGCCGAAGCGGCTGAAGACGCGACGGGTCGCGCGATCGGTCGCCCGCACAACGGCGGGCTGGTCGAAGAACAGGTGGTTGATCTTCATGCCGATCATGGCGTTGACTCGCTTCTCTTCGCGGGCAATTCCGGGGCTTCCGGGAGCGGAACTTCCGGGTGGGGCAGGAAATGGAGCTCGAAAAATGGCGCTTGATTCCTGTCCACGCGGTGTCCCGCGTCGAGAAGTCAGGTGATGTCCTCCAACGGTCCTTCGCTGGTGATGCGATAGGACGACGCCTTCGCCGGCGACAACGGAGCGGACGTGGATCTTGCTGGCGTCGTCGATGCGGATGACCACGCCGCGGTAGTTGGGCGGGGTTAGCGGCATGTTCTGCCCCCCGGAATCTCCTAAGAAGATGGGCTTGGTATTGATGTAAGTGGCGTCGTTGTCGATGGGCGAGGCGATCCACACGAAGCGGCAGGGCGTGGGTTCGGCGACCAGCGGCTCCGCGACGCCGGCCTGGGCGGGAGCCATGCTGCCGCCCGTGAAGGAGGTGGGGGCGGTGATGTCAACGAGCATTGCGCCGTCGTCAGGGTCGATGGCGATGGTCGCGCTGTTGAGCCATTGGCGTCGGGGTGGGGCCATGGGGGTCTCCGGGTGTGAGTTCCGCGGGAATTCCGGGGGGGCTATTTCATGCCGCGGTAGGTGACGGTGAGGACGCTGGTGAACACACGACGCTCGCTCAGGTGCTCGGGGGCGTAGACGGGGTCGTTGGTGGTGCTCACCCAACTCACCCCCGGAAGTTGGACCAACTCGCGGCGTCGCAGGTGGTCGGCGATGGCGTCGACCAGCCCGCTGCGTTCGAGCACGAAGGCGTCGACATCCGATTCCGGGGGGACGCGCTGCTGGACGCCGATGTCGATGGTGAGGTCGTGCTGACTGGCGGCGCGGGTGGCCCCGGTGATCTCGACGGCCTTGGGCACGACGGTGACGCGCAGGCCGGTCAGCTCGGACAAGTCGTAGACCGGCAGCACGCGCCGCTCGGCGATGAATGCGGGCGTGAAAGTGGCCACGTTCAGTTCCGCCTTGACGGCGTCGGCGACCTGGACGATCAGGCTCATGGTCACACGCCCCCCGTTGAGGACGCGACGGTCATCAGCCAGGTTGCGATCGCCGTGGCGGCCGTGCCGATGGCGAGCCACGCAAGCTTGTCGTGGCGGCGGGCGGCCTGTTCGAGACGATCCAATCGCGTCTGGATCCCGGGCTTCGTGCCGTTGCCGGGGGTGCCGCGGATGGCGTCGTCGAGGCGGTCGAGCTTGTCGTGGATGGCCCGCAGCTCGGATTGCACGTTGGTTGAGTTCAGTTCGCTCACGACTCGGCTCCGGTCTCGCGGGTGTGGATGCGGTAGGTGGTGCGGTGGGCGTCGGACCACCGCCAGGGCCCGTCGCCGTGGACGTCCATGACCTCGTACACGCGGCCGTCGTGGATCAGTTGGTGACCGACACGCGGTTCAGGTCACGTCGCGACAGCGGCGTGGTGACCCGGTCGGCCTCGATCAGCCGAACGTCCAGTTGCACCGGCCCGTCCACGCTGGGGTTGTGGGTCAGCACGGCAAACGCCTCGCCCGACTCGGCCCGGGCCATGCGCATCGTGCGCAGCTTCTCGGCGAGCCTCACCGACTTCGCCCACCGCATGAAGGCCTGCTCGACCGCCGTGTTGGCCGCGGGGTCGTCGGTCAGCATCTGCAGACGCGGGCCGGTGCCGACGGTGTCGTTGGCCAGGGTCAGCACTATGCCGCGGGCGTAGCTGTTGTTCGCCACCTCGTAGCGGGACCGGCTGCGCAGGATCGCCCGCACCTCGGGCGACGCGGCGGCGTCGGGGCTGAGCCGGTCGGCGTTGGCCCAGTGGCGGTAGTTGTCGGGCGTGGTCTGCGCGGCGTCGTACTTCCCACGAAGCGCGGGCACGACACGGAACAGGCCGCGACGGCGGTCGGCCGCCACGGCCCGGGGGGAGGGGGTGCGGTTGGCGGGGCGCAGGCGGGAGAGCAGCGGCAAGCGCATCACGCGGCCCCCGGCGGCACGAGCTTGGTGGTCTTGACGCCCAGGCCACGCTTCGACACCGCACGCTTGGACGCGAGGTAGCGGTCGGCGGCGATCTGCTCGGCGAGGCCGTGCTGCTCGACCGACTGACCGTCGACGCTCGCCTTGGAGGGCGAGACGGCGTTGTCACGGATCGCTTCGTCGAGGCTGTTTGCTTCGTCGCTCAAGGCGTGGTCTCGATGGGAAGGATGTCCCTATCGATGACTTACGCGGTGGCGAAGCGAATGGCACGCTTAGCGATGAATCTCTGGATAAGTTTTTGATTGCGACGCATCGCGGCGGAACAACAGACCGCATCGCTTCATTCTTGCCAACGTGTGTCAGGCTGCCACCGGCCGACGCGGGGCTGACCGTTCGCCAGCGAATCCACCACTGGACTCAGAAAGGCTGCGAGCAAAGCCACCACCTCGACGAAGTCCTCCGGAGCCAGTTCGGCTCGGGTCGTCCTGAGAAACGCCCGCCACTGCTTCTGCTTCGCTTCGCTCGCCGCGAAATCCTCATGGAAACAGACCGGGTCCGGTTCGACGTTGGTGCCACGCCGAGCCAACGTCGTGGCGATGACCCTGGCAAGTCGCGGCCCGTCAAAATCAGACGACGACGCCAGCACGTAGATGTCAAAGAAGTCCTTCATCCGGGTGTTCAGCTCACCGAGCTTGACCATCGCTTCGAACTTCTCGGCGATCACCGTCTCGCGGTTGTAGGCCATCAACTCAGCGGGCGGGTGGTCAAGAATCGACGGATAGGTGATCGGCTCGGGCGACGGCGTGACGGCGTCGCTGAACCCGAAGTCGATCTGCATCGCCAGAGGCATCTTGCCGAACGCGGCCCGGAAGGTCGCACGAACGCCCTGGTAGTCGGCATCTTCGGCGATCCCCTCGGTCTTGACCGTGCCTGCCTCGTAGACGATGCCGTCGTCATCCACCGCAACGCCGCTGACATCGCCGACCATGGAAGCGATGCCCGCTCGGTCATGCGCCACTCTGCCCAGCAGGTCGATGTCCCGCGTCACTCGGCTGGACGGCAAGTCCCAAACCCTCAGCAGCAGGCCTCCTTTGAGCACCACCCGATCGGCGTACGCCGACTTCGAGAGCCGGTAGAGGAATCGCTCGATCGCGTAGTACATCACGACGTCGTTGAAAAGACGCCCCGACTCCGCGGCCACATTCAACAGTCGCTGATGGATCGACGCCTGGATGTTGCGGGTGGGCCGGGTCACAGCACCGCTTCCAGGTAAGGCCGCATGACCCGCTCGACGCGGCAGGTCCTGGCGTGCTCAAGGACACGCTGGAAGCGGGCCCCACGCCGAGAGCGATACATGCGTAGCGCTTCAAGCGCCACATCGAGGCCGATCTTGTTGCGGTACTTGAAGGCATCCGCCAGCGTCTTCTCGGGCTCGTAGACCCGCAGTTCCACGCCGTCCGTATCGCGCGTCTCAACCCCGGTTTCGTACGCCGCCTCCGAGAATCGATAAACACGCAGCGGAGGATAATCCAGACGCGGCGCTCGCCCGTTGCGCGGAACGGCTACGTCCACCGCGTGAGGGATCTGCGTGGTCAGCTCGTGATACGCCAGCGCCGAGATCAGACAGATCACGCCGTGCGGCACGCGCTTGCAGACGGTCGCCAGATCGGGCTGGGCCATCGGCTCCATCTCCGCCAGGCGGTACACACCCCGGGCGAGCTCGACGAGATCGCCCGCGTCTCGCAGGCCGTAGAGATCACGGGGATGAACCCCCGCCTCCAGCGCCTCGGTAGTGCGCATGACGCCGCCGTGGTCACGGAACACCGCCTTGGCACGGTCAGCAGGCGTGAGCGAGGATGGTGAGACGGGGGGCGGCATCAGCAACCTATCGGATAAAAAGCGGTACACATATTAGATTGTGGCGACGTTTTTATCCAGTCTAGAGAACCGATCTTCACCGCTTCGCCGCCTGCAACGCCGACAGCTTCACCCGCGGCTTCCTCGGCTCGGCCTGCGTCTCGACGCCCAGCCGCACCCCGCCCATCGACGCGGCGACGGCGCAGCCCACCAGACAGTCGAACCAGTGATTGTCCGGCTTGGACGGCCGAACCGTCCACTCGTCCACCATGCGACCGTGCCCCTGCGTCCGCGTCCACGACTCCGAGCCGGCAACGTGGTCGGCGAACTGCCGGTGCATCGCCGCGGGGGCGTTGCCGTCGCCCTTGCCCCACAGGGTCAACGCCCCCCGGTCGCCCGGGGCGACCGCCAGGCGGGCGTGGGTGAACGTCTTCCAGTAGTTCACGTCGATCTGCACGTGCCGGAACTCGGCGGTCCGCGAGACATTGGGCACGTACCAGTGATGGCCGTGCCGCTCGCCGGGCTTGCGTCGGTACGTCGCCATCGGGCGGTTGCCCGCCCGGATGCCCACGCCCTTGGACGGCACCGCTGCTCCGCCCGGGAGTTTGTGGCAGACGTTGGAGACCACCCCCGGAAGGTAGCCCGAATCGATGAGCAAACGCTCGATTCTGATGTTGCCTTCGCCCTGGGGATAGTCGGTCGTCAGCAACTCCGTCGCCAATTGCTCCAGCCCAGCCTGCACCGCGCCTTCCACGCCGGCCCCGGGCATCAGATCACCGAGCGTCTTCTTCGCGTCGCGGAGCGAGAACAGCGACCGCTTCTGGTCGGGGTAGGTGCCGTAGTCGATGACGAAGCCCGTAAAGTCCTCCGCCCAGGCGCAGACGGCGTAGTACAAGAGCTTGTCATGCACATCGATGAATGCCGTCAACCGAGTGCATTCCACCGGCACTTGTTTCCGGGGGCGTCCGTTGACACGGGTGGCGACCTGGTCCGGGGTCAGCACGTCCTCATCGGTCTGCTCGGCGACGGGCTCGTTCTGGTACTCGGCGAAGAACGCCGGCTCATCCCGCAGCTTGAGGTTCATCGCGTGCTGCAGGGCGCTGACCTCGTCGTGATTGAACCGCTGCGGCCATGCGACCGCCGACCCCACGTCCATCGCGTCGCGGTGCCGCTCGTAATACTCGGTCGCCTCCGAACCGTCACGCCCCTCACGCAGCGACTCAGCCCGGAGCTGGGCGTACTTATCCCAATGCTTCTCGGCCTCGGACGACTCGGGGAACTGATAGACCAGCTTCGTGCATTCACCTTGCCACTCGGGATTGCGCGAGCGATCGAGGATCTGATCCGCCAGGTCGTCGTGATAGATCTTGGTGCAGGTCATGAACCCAGCCATTTTCACGCTGGGTCCGCCGAGGCCGAGCACATCACCGTTGAGGATCGACAAGCGGTGGCGGGTCTGTGCCGGCGAGTTGGCCGACTGGCGCGTCTGCGGGTCGTCGAGGATCACCAACGACGGACGCACGATGGTCCCGTCCATCCGCGTGTGCTGCTGCCCCCGGATGTTGGAGTCGAGGCCCGCGACGGTAATGATGCCTCCAGACGACGGGCTGCCGTCCATCGTGGGCATGACCAGCCGATCCGACGACCACGTGATGTACGTGGGCTTGCCCTGGCACAGCTGGCCGATCTGGCGACGGGCGTTGTTCTCCAGCTTGCGGATGGGGTAGATCGCTTCGGGGAAGTCGGCCAGCAGCAGGGGGTTCGCGAGCATCTCGCGCTTGATCGCGTCGAGCATCGACTTCGCCTGATCCTCGGCCGAGCCGATCAAACACACATAGGGCCGGTAGCCGTAGAGGATCGCCCACAGTCCGGCGACGCGGGCGAGGGTAGTTTTTCCACTGCCCCTGGGCATGGCGAACGCGAACAGCCCGCCGTCGATCGTGGCCCGCTCGATCTTCTCGATCACCCGCAGGTGGTCGTCGCTCCACGCGAAGTGAAACGCCGCCGGGAAATACGTCTCGCAGAACCCCCGGAAGTTGTCGCCGCAGGCAGAGCGACGACCGGGGTCTTCGATGGCGGGCGGGGTACCGATGTCGCGGCCGGCGCGGGAGAGGGCGCGACTGCGCTCCGCTTCTCTGGCCTTGCGTTCTTCGTAGCTGATGGTCTCCGGCACAGGCTTGTCGCGCTGCCGCGTCAGCCACGCCACGTACTTCACGAGGTTCACCTTCCGGGGGTCGCCCGACGCGGTGATCCGCAGGCCCGCCTCGTTCATCTGGCGGTGCACCTTGGCGGCGCTGACGACGACACCCGCCAGCGTGCTGTTGAGCAGTCGGACCAGCTCGGTCGGAGACAGCGCACGCACGTCCATCGTCACTCACCCCCGTCCTGTCGCCCGTCGTTCCCCCGTCGCGGCGAGTTGAGCCAGGCCGCGTAGTGGACCAGGTGAACGGTGCCGTTGGCGTTGGTGGGCGCGCCGTCGGCCACGTGACGGCGTAGGTCATCGATAGGCAGACCCAGCAATCGTGCCAGTTGCTCGACCGGCACGGCCGAGGGGTTCAGCGGGCCGTCTGCGCCGCCGCCCGGCATGTCGGGGCCGACTTCCGGGGTCATCCCTGATCTCCGTAAATAACTGTCGATGCTGGCATTACTGCCTTGATGACGCCGCCGAATCGAGGCTCAATGTGTTCATACACCACGCCCCCGGAAGGAGAACGCAGATGACCACCAACCCCACCCACCAGGCTCAAGGCCGCCGCCGCGGCAGACCAGGAGAACGCTCGGCTCCGTGACGAGCGAGACGCGAGCAAAGACGGCATGACCGCCAGCGAACGGGCCATGACGGAGACCGCGAAACAGCCCAACGCCGACAAGCCCATGAGCCTGCTCGACGCCGCCGCCAAGGTCCTCGCCGACGCCAGCGAGCCGATGAACACCCGCGAGATGGTCGACGCCGTGCAGACCAAGGGGCTGTGGAAGCCGGGCACCGGCAAGACGCCCCACGCGACCTTGTACTCGGCCATCCTCCGCGAGATGAAGCACAAGGGCGACGACAGTCGCTTCACCAAGGTCGAACGCGGCCGGTTCACCTGCACGAAGGGAGCGTGATCTGTGCCGACCCGAACCACCCGCCACGAAACCTTCCGCGTCGACCGCGCCGGCATGCTGGTGCGATCGGTCACGCCGGCCAAGGGACGAGCCTACGAGCACCGCTGCTCGCTCGAGCACCTCGAACGCATCGCCCACGCCTTCGACGAGACCGACGCCGGCCACACCGTTGAATCGCTCCGCGACGCCGAGGACATCCCGATGAGCCAGGCCGCCACCGCCATCGCCTTCCTGCTCGAGCGCGGCGTCGTCATCAGCGAGGGCAGGCGGAACCACGCCGTCGGCACCTGCGTCCACCTCGACGCGATGACCGAGTACCACGCGCTGCGGGAGGTCGACCCAGCGGCCTGACCCCCGGGCCACGCCTTCTCTCTCACCCCGGCGCTGGCCGGGGTTTTCTCGTCGGGCACGGCTCGCTTCACTGGTAAAGAACGCTTGACTAGTGCGGAACGTTAGGTAAGATTCCTTGACTAACCAGCCGCCTAAGTCAAAGGAGCTTGACCAGCGATGCCCCGCACCACCGGCACCTATCGCGTCACCGCCGCCGGCGATGAGCGGGTCAAGGCGTTCGTGCCCCACCCCCTGCCGCCAAGCGATCCCGCCCTCGCGATCGACGACGGCATCCGCGATCGGCTCGCCGATGCGACCGCCGCCATTGCTCGGCTCTCCGTGGCCGGGTCGATGGTCCCCAGCGCCGACTGGTTCATCTACGGCTTTGTTCGCAAGGAGGCGGTCGTGTCCTCGCAGATCGAGGGTACGCAGGCCACGCTCGAAGACGTGCTCAACTACGAGGCCACCGACCAAGCCGAACGGCCCGACGACGTGCAGGAGGTTTGCAACTACGTCGAGGCGCTGACCTACGCCCGCCGCGAGATCGCTCGGCCCAAGGGCCTGCCCCTGAGCTCGCGCCTGCTGTGCCAGGCCCACAAGCGGCTGATGAAGGGCGTGCGGGGCCACCACAAGCAACCCGGCCAGACGCGTCGCTCGCAGAACTGGATCGGTGGCACCCGGCCGGGCAACGCCGCCTTCGTGCCCCCGCCGCCCGAACTGGTGCCCGACCTGCTTTCGGCGCTGGACCGATGGATCCACGGGGACGACCCGCTGCCGCCCCTGATCAAGGCGGGGCTGGCTCACGTGCAGTTCGAGACCATCCACCCCTTCCTCGACGGCAATGGTCGCATCGGACGGCTCCTGGTCACCCTGCTCGTCGAGCACTGGGGCCTGCTGGACGTCCCGATCCTCTATCTCAGCCTGCCGCTCAAGCGACACCGGCCGATCTACTACGAGCGGCTCGCCGCGGTCCGCAACGGCGGCGACTGGGAAGGCTGGACACGGTTCTTCCTGGAGTGCGTCCGCGAGGCGGCCGACGATGGCGTCGTCGTGGCCCGGGCACTGTTTACGCAGATCAACTCCGATCGTCAGGCGGTCGCGACCCACGACGCGGCCACGGTCTCGGCGATCCGCTTGTTCGACCTGCTCCCCAAGCACCCCATCGTGACGCTGCCACGCGCCGTCGATCTCTTGGGGACCAGCAAGCCGACCGCCATCAAGGCCATCGCGGCGTTGACCGACGCGGGCGTTCTTCGCGAGACCACCGGCCGCCAGCGCGACCGCGTCTACGCCTATCACCGCTACCTCAATCTGCTCACGCGAGACAACGCGTGACCCCGGTGCCGCCTTCTCGGCGTACCCTGCCCTCATGGCGTCAAGCATCACCATCCCGCTTAGCGAATCTTCCCGACGCGGACTCGAAGCGATCACCCGACGGCGAGGGCAGACGGTCGAGGAAGTGGCGTGTGATGCGATCGAGCGTTTCCTGGGCACCACGCGCTTCGCGATGATCCGCGAGCAGACCGTCCCGCTCGCCGAGGCAGCGGGGTACGCGGCCGACGAGGACGTCTTCCGCGTCGTTTCCTGAGTCGAAGGCAAGGATCGGTAGGTCACGCCGCCTCCTCGGCCACCGCATCCGCGGTCACACGCTCGGCCTTCTTGCCGGTGAACTGCTCCCAGCGCTTCACGATCACGTCGCAGTACGCCGGGTCGATCTCCATCAGGAACGCACGCCGCCCGGTTGTCTCGCAGCCGATCAGCGTCGAGCCCGACCCGCCGAAGAGGTCGAGGACGTTCTCGCCGGCTTGCGACGAGTAGCCGAACCATTCTTGGAGGAGCTGGACCGCCTCGTCGTCGTCGCCAAAGAGCTGGTCCAGAAACCGCAGCCACTCCTCGGGCATCGTTTCGTCGGGGTCGGGGTCGTAGTCCAAGGCGTTGACGTTGAAGAACCGCGGCGTTGCGGGGAACTCCTCGCCGGTTGGCAGGTGCAGCAGCTTCGACCGGCACGGCAGCAGCTCGTCCGCGGTCGCGAGCGGCTCGCCCGAGAGCCACGAGGGCGACTCGATCGACGCTTCGAGGTAGCAGTGCGCGGCGAGGGTCTCGAAGGCCGACCGCACCGTCGCGGGGTTCGACTCGAAGTCGACGAGCATCGGCTCGTTGGTCTTGCGGTCGACGACGTACTTGAGCGCCTCGTGCAGCCACGGCCCGAGCCGGTTGCGGACCAGGCCGTCCTCGATCTCGGCGTAGCGGCCGGCGCGCCAGGCCATCAGCATCCCGGCGTAGTGGTGCAGCGTGCGGCCCTGCGGGTGGCGATGGAACTCTCGGACGTAGGCCTGGGCCGTCGGAAGCGTTCGCTTCGGCGAGAGCACCAGCCGGCCCGACTCGGGGTCGCGCTCGCCCAGCGGGACGATGCCGCCGTCGTCCTGGCCCCCGCCGTTCGAGTCGTCGCCCGAGGCGTTCCCCCCTCCGCCGCAGCCGCCGTTGGATCGACGCTGGCCGTACACCTCCGGGCAGTCCTCGATCGCCTTGCCGATCGTCCACTGGCGGTAGTCGTCGCGGTCCCACTTCTCGCGGTACCGGCCAGAGACGCGGAACAAGCGGTCCATGCGGTCCGCGTCGCACGCTGTCCAGAACGCCAGGTGGTTGCAAAGCGCGAGGTCGCCGGCGCTGGTGTCGCCGCCGTGCGCGGAGTCGTCGCCCTCCCACAGCCGGCGAATCGCCTCGGCGTTCTTCGCGGCGAACATGCGGTCGATCAATTCTTGGTCGTCGGCCACCGCCGGCTCGGTGGGAGTCTGGCGGCGGACAGGATGATCGGCTTTGGGTGGCCAGAGACGCGCACACAGCGCTTCGAGTTCGGCCTGCCCGTCGGCGATCTCAGCGGGCGTGCCCGGAAGGCGCTGTCCAGTCATCGTGAAGAACCGGGCGTGGTCGTAGATCTCGACCTCTTTGATCCCCTCGATCGCCTTGGACTTGCACTCCGCTTCTTCTGGTTTCTTGCCACGGATGATCAGCTTGACGCCGGTGCCGCTTGGCGAGACCTCGGTGTATGTCGCGAACCGATCGACGATCTCTTGCGCCGGTGGCGTCAGCACCCCGTCGATCAGACAGTCGTCCAGATCGATCCCGCAGTATCCTCCTCGTCCGACGGGACGAAGCCCGGCGAACGAGACAGGTCCCTGGCGAGCCTGCCGATGCGTTTGAAGAGGTAGCCGTCCGTGTCGCCAACGTGGTCAAAAACCATCCTGAAGTTCCCTGCGTCGGGGCCACCATTGGCAACCGAGGCCGTGGGAAAATCAGGGGGCGTCAGTCAGAGGAGTTCTGACTGTTGTCTGACTCTCGTCTGACTGAGCGGATCATGTTTGTTCCTCCGGAAGATTGACAATGAGGTGCGACTCGCCACGAGCCAATCTGAAACCGAGGGGTATGTTTCTATCCAGAAGACGACCCTCCAAGGACCGCTTAAGTTCATTGAGCCGATGTCGCTGTGATTTGTATTTCGTGGCAGAAGCAGTGTGTTCGCTATCTGCTAGCACTTGGTTCCATACGCCCTCGTCCCCACTCTGATAGATCTGGTCCAGAGGCACCACCGTCTTGCCGGAGCAGACTCGTAGGAGGCTCTTCTGTTTGACCGTCAGTACGTTGCACTGGTACTTCTTACCGCGGACATAAATGCTCCCGGGCTCCTCGAACTTCCACGGCTCCAGTTCCGCGTCGTCGAGATCTGCATCGCTGCCAATCTTGTCGCGAAGCTCCCCAAGCACGGGATACAACCCGGTCTCGCCGAACTGCACGAGATCGCAAAGCCGTACGCTCTTGGCCCCCGACGTGCCGAGCTTAACTTCGTCGAGGGGCTCGTCGCAGCTGAGAATCAGGGTGGAGCTGCCGAACTTGGACGACACGTCCGCAGCGGAGATCGCCGCCGCGCTTCGAACGATAAACAGCCGCGGCACGAACCCGCGGATCGACGGGGTGCCGAGTTCCCAGGCGATGCCGGGGATCACCTCCGACGGTCGGCGGACCACCTGCAAGCCCATGGGCGGCAAGCCGCTCGACAAGCCGGCCGTCTGGCGGATCCTCAGCAACGTCGTCTACGCCGGCAGGATCGCCTACGCGGGCGAGACCTACGACGGCGAGCACGAGGCGATCGTCGACGCCGCCACGTGGGCCGACGTCCAGGCGACCCTCGCGAGCAACGGCCGAGCGGGCGGGCACGGCCCCTACGCCACACGCCGCGACACGGCGCTCCTGGGCGGCCTCCTCGCCTGCGGGTCGTGCGGCTCGGCGATGTCGCCCACCTACACCGTCAAAGACACCAAGACCGCCGGCCGCAAGCGATACCGCTACTACGCCTGCGGCAAGGGCTCCAAGACGGGCCGACGCCAGTGCCAATGCCCCACCCTCCCCGCCGGCGAGATCGAGCGGTTCGTCGCCCAGGAGGTCGCCACCATCGCCCGCGACCCCGGCCTGCGCGAAGAGGTGCTCGACGAGGCCGACGCCCAGCTCGCCGCCAAGGCCAAGGGCAGCCGCCCGCCCCGCATCGACCGAAACGCAGCCGAGCAAGCCCTGACCGAGTTCGGCCTGGTATGGCAAGCCCTCTCGCCCGGCGAGCAGCGCCGGCTGATGACGCTGCTCGTCCAGCGGGTCGCCTACCACCACGCCGACTCACGGGTGTCGATCACCTTCCGCCCCGCCGGCATCGCCGCGTTCGTCGCCCCGCCCGACGCCGACCAGCCCACCTCCCGAGAGGCCGCCGCATGAGCCTGACCTTCCACCGAACCTTCGCCCTCACCACCGGCTCCCACGGCCGCAAACGACTGGCCGACCCCGACGCCGAACGCGTCCCCACGCCCGAGACCGCTGGCCCGCCCCCCGGCCGCGTCCCCCGCATCACCCGCCTCATGGCCCTGGCCATCAAGTTCGACGGCTACCTCCAAGCCGGCGTCGTACACGACTACGCCGAGCTCGCCCGCCTCGGCCACGTCAGCCGCGCCCGCGTCACCCAGATCATGGACCTCACCCTTCTCGCCCCCGAGATCCAAGAGGCCCTTCTGACGCTCCCACGCACCCAACGCGGCCGTGACCCCATCCGCGAGCTGCGCGTCCGCCCCATCGCCGCCACCCCCGACTGGCGGGAGCAGCGGCGGATGTGGGGCCAACTGGTCGAGGAGCATGGCCCAACAGCCGTTGACGGGTAGCATGATGGAAATTCAACCCCCGGAAGCGCCCGGTCTGGCCTCGCGCCGGCCGGGCGTGTTTTTTGCCTCTTGTGACTACACCCGCAGTGGCACGTCAAAGCGCATTTGGCACTAGGTCCTCCAAGAACTCAGACCCCGGCTCCACCCCAGTCAACAGCAGGTGATCCCGCGCTCGTGTGCACGCCACGTACAGCAGATGACGCTCTGTCTCGTAAACGACCTCCACGTCCGCCGGATCATTCAACGCCTCGACTCGACCCGCCAGCGGCACCACATCCTCGTCACACGCCATCACCACCACCGCCCGGAACTCCAACCCCTTCGCGTCGTGCATCGTCCCCACCGCCACAGCCCCCGCGGGCAACTCCGCCTTCTCGCCCAGCCGCGCCAACGCCAGCCCCGCCGTAGCGACCGCCCGCTTCGCCCGCCCCAACTCCGCCTCGCTCCGCACAAACACCCCCACCTCGCTCGGCTCCACCCCGCCCGCCACCCGCTCCTTCAACCAAGCCGCCACCCGCTCCACCTCCGCCTCCTCGTTCTTTTCTACCCGCACCACCGGATCGGGCCCGCTGAACGCCGACACCGTCCCCTTCCGCTCGTCCGATACCCCGTCCACGTCTGCTGTTTCCTCGGCCAAGAGTTGATCCGCCAGCCGGCGAATCTGATGAGACGTGCGGTAGTTGATCTTCAGCGTCCGCGACCGCCCACGCACATCCACGCCCAGCCCCTTCCACGAAAACGGCGTCTGGAAGATCCGCTGCCCCAAGTCGCCCGCAAAGAACAGCCCGTCCGCCCGTTCCCCTGCCAGCGCCGCCAGGAACCGCAGCTGCGGCACCGTCACGTCCTGCGCCTCGTCCACCACTGCGTGCGTCGCCACCGCCACCTCACCCGCCGACACGGCCCGCGTCGCCTCCGCAAACACCCCCGGCATCGTCACCAGCCCCCCGGCCGCCAGCCCCTCCCGCACCCGCTCAAACATCGCCCACAGCAGCGCCCGCTGCTTCTCCCCCACCCGCGTCTTCCGCCCCAGCCTCGGCACGTCCCGATACGCCTCCCAAGTCCCCACCTGCCAGGCGTCCACCACCTCCACCCACTCCTCCATGACGAACGCGGCCGAGAAACGATGCCCTGCCACCTCCCCCATCGCCCGCTCCACCAGCTGCCGCACCATCCCCGCCGTCGCCACCCTAGCCTGCCCGGCCACTGCCTCGTACGCCTCCAACCCGACCTCGTCAATCGCCCGCACAATGATCCGCCCTCCGACCTCTCGGTCCCCATCCACCAGCCGCCCCAGCTTGGCCCGCAGCATCCGCGCCAGCGGGATCGAGAACGTCGTCAGCAGCACGCGCGCCTCCGGATACGTCAACGCCAGCTCGACCGCCCGATGCAATGCCACCACCGTCTTGCCCGTCCCCGCCGACCCGCCCACCCGCGCCGGCCCGTTGTACCGCCGCTCCACGATCGCCCGCTGCGACGGGTGCAAAAACACCGCCCACCGGTCCCACGGATAGTCCAGTGCCCGCTGCAGTTCCTCCGATGAAGCCACCAGGCGGAACCGCCGCTTCGCGTCCGGGTGCTCAAACGGGTCCGGCTCCACCCCGGCCTCCGCCTCAACTACCACCGCCGGCTCCGGCACGCCCCCCGCCGCCAGCGTCACCAACGCCTCGGCCGCCTCGGCCGGCAGGTGCTCCGCCAGGTCCAACAGCCCGTCCTCGTCCACCCCCCGCACCGTCTCCAGCCACTCGGCCGGCACCCCGTGCCCCAGCAGCTCATCGTCCGACGCCTCGGCAAACAAGGCCGGCTTCATCGGCTCGACCGACGTCGCCGCCGGCTCCGTCTCCCCTCCTTCCGGGGTCGGGGTCACGTAGCGCGGCACTTCGATCTCCCGCACCGTCTCCCGCAGCTCCACGAGCTGCGCCGCCCCCGTCTTCGGGTGCGTCTCCAGCCGCCGCCGCTCGACCCACGCGTACGCCTTGTCGTGATGATCGACGTAGCAAACCAGCAGGCTCGCGCAGCCCTCGGAACCGCTCTGATGCACGATCAGCCGAATGTCCCGGCTCACCCGCACCGACCAGAACCCCTTGTCCTTCGCCCGATCCACCCGATGAATCTTGAGTCCGTGACTCACCTGGTCCGACTGAAGGTCGTAGACCGTGATCTTGACCTGCTTTTGCTCATCGTTCGTGAGCTTGGCCAAGCTGGCGGTGAAGGTGTCTGCGATGCGGAGTTGGATGCTCATCGCCGATCGACCCTCTCGCGCTGCTTTGCCCCTCGGCGCGACTGACAATGCTTTCGATAGAACTGCCCTAGGTCGCCGTCGTAGGACTCGATGAACTTCTGAATTGCGTCGATAGCCTGCTGGGAATAGCCGTCCGTCTTTAGGCCAGTGGCAGGACCGTGTTGGTGGTAGTAATCGGGGTTCTCCTTGATCTTCAACTCGCACATCACCCCGTACAGCTTGTTCCTCGTGACGCCAACGCGCTGACAAACGTCCGTGAATCTGAAGGGGTGCGAATCTTTCGGGTCTCGCTTCTGCACGGCTACAAACGCAGTTCCGTCACCCGCCACCTCGGTAGCATCGAAGGCACCTCCTCGCCGTTTCACCGAAATAAAAAGGGTCGCGCCGGTCTCTGTCTGTGTGATCGGGAGACCGGCGATGCCCGGAAAAACACTCAACATGTCGCTTTGCGCCCTGACCCGCTCCAGTGTGTCGGCCGCCTCTCGGACGCTCACCTTGACATCATCGACGCCTTGGGTCGCTTTCTCAAGAATCGCGAGCGACCGCGCTGCGGCCACTGCGCGCTGCTTCTCACCGGCCTCTAAAAGCCTCTTGATCTGCTGGTGCTTCCGGTCGAGAAGTACTGCGCTGCTAGCTAGAGGAACGGTCGAGATCGGTAGGACCAATGACCCCAACTCATCCGAAAGATCTCTCCAAAAGACCTCCCAGAGGACCTTTTGAAAGATGTGAACTGAACTTGCTCTGTTGAATCCATTTGACACTCTGCTCGAGGGGTACCAAGAGAAGCACGCCGCCGTGCTCTTCGGCCGCGTCAAGCTCTACGGCCATCGTGCCCACAACGACGCCGTCGGCGACGAGGTGTTCCCGCAACTGTTCGGCAACGGATCGCTCACGATCGCCGACGCCGATCGCTCGCTCCGCGTGTTCGACATGTTCGGCAACGAGGTGTCCCGTTCCTCCGACACCATCTCGCTGCCGCTGGACGAGCACCCGTACTACGTCACCTCCGACGCGGGCCTCGCCTGGTGCCGATTGACGAGTTCGGCGACGAACAGACCGTTGATTACGGCGGACGCGAACGTAGTTGTGAAGCAAGGCGGGCCGACCCCAACGGCTTCTACCACGGCGTGGCGGTGAGCTACCGCGGCGACTGGTTCGTGCTCCACGGTCCCCCGGCGCGATTCGAGCCAGGTGAGACAGCCCAGCCGGGCCTCTTTGCCGGACCGTAGCAATCCAGCATTTCTGAGTGTTCCCGGCCGCACGCCTGAAACACACGTCGAGGTACGGTGTTGGCGTGAAGCATTTTGGGTCCACGCTGTCCAGAGCTCTGACCGTCGAGCGGCACGTCCGCGAGGCCTACGCCAGCACGTCACCGAGCCGTCGGCTTCTGAAACAATGGCGAGGCGCCGCTCTCTGGCAACAAGCCCTCATGGTCGGTGGGTTGGTCTCCGTCACCGTTGGGATCGTTTACGACGCACTGGATATCACGCCGCCTGGTGTCTGGCTGATGCTACTCGGCATGACCATGCTGGTCATCGGCGTCATCGCCGCCGAGCGGCGTGTTTTCCACGAGGCCTACAACGAGTTCGGCAACTTCCTGGCGGGTCGCCGCGATGAACCCTCTCGTTTGCGATACCTCGGCTTCCTCGATCAGCTCCGCAGACGGACGGAGATCGACAGCCAGGATGTGATCGACGTGATCCCCAGCTTCGAGTCACGCATCAACTACCGCCAGTCGTTCCTGACCCGGTACCCCATCCTGACACTCAACGGAATCATCGTGGGCATCCTCACCACGGCCGGCCTCAGCCACCCGGCCCTGTGGGCACCTCCGACGCCAATCGGACTCTACTTGCTCGCGCTCTCGGTCGTGTTATGGCTCGTCCTCATTCCCTACAGCCGCATGTACCGCGACCTCCGCCCGTCCCGCGAGACGCAGGAGCGCGAGCTCGTGACCTTCCTGCACCTGGCGGCGATGGACCTCAAGCAACCGGCGGGCGAGCAACGCCCTGCCGAAGGTCCGATATGCGACACCCCCGAAAAATCCTCGTAAGTCACGCTTTTAAAGGTACTTACAAAGTCCGGTAATGTCGCTTATGTTCAATTACATGGAAGATAGTCCCCAGGTCTGCGCGAAACAGTAAGATGCGAGATAAGACCGGATCGGCGTCTGAGGAACATACAAGCCTTGCTGATGGACCGATTCGTGCGGTCAGCTTTTCCAAGGGGAATCCAAACCACGATGTTCTTACCGAAGCTCGACAGCTACGCCCACTTCCGACATTTCAAGCTGCCTCCGGAACCAGATGGCACTGATGACGTTCTGATTCAACTGTTCCGACCAGATAACGAACCAAAGCCGCAAAACCATCTAGAGTCTCTAAGCAGATTTGAGCGCTGGCTCAAGCAGCCGTCTGTGAATCCAGAGGGGTTTCCCGAATATGCTAATGATATCGAATCTTCGGTCGGGGCATGGATATTTGTCTGTAGCCGCCATTGGGCTGAACGATATGAAACCCAAAAAAGCGCATGGAGTTGGGAGGAACCGCTGGCCGTGGAGCCCTGACGAGTGTAGTCCTTGCCACACTTGGTGTGGTTGGCTTTGATGGTGGTGTCGATCGTGGCGCCCTCACCGGCGAGCACCTTCAACCCGACGCCCTGCTCGCGAAGCTCGTCGACGAGCGTCACCAAGTGACGCAGCGACCGGCCGAGCCGGTCTAGCTTCCAGACGACGAGCGTATCGCCATCGCGAAGCGATCTGAGGCAGGTTTCCAGGCCGGGCCGGTCGGCCTTGCCGCCGGACGCCTGGTCAGTGTAGACGTGGCTGGGTTTCACTCCGGCAGCCGTCAAAGCGTCAGTCTGTAGGTCCAGCACCTGCGAGCCGTCGGCCTTCGAGACGCGGGCGTATCCGATGAGCATGGCCCCTCCTTGAGCTGTTTCATAGACGGTCGTTTGTGAAACACTTCACATCGACCGCATAATCGACGCGTCGAGTGCTTCACAACTCGTATCGTATTCTTTGTTTCACAAAGGGTCAATACAAAACTCCACCCGCCCGGCCCTTGGTCGTGCGTGACGGCAGAGCCTTGAGCAGGTCGAACGCCGACCGCCGCGGGCTCGGCAGTAGGGATAGAAATCAAGGAATCGGTGAAGCCGCTTCGTCGATCAGGCGTGCACCGGCTCGCGAGGAGTCGCATCAGGCACGAACGACACGTGGACGTGCATGTCGAGGGCCTCGGCGATCCGACGCAGCATCCGCAGCGTGTGGCCCTGGTACTCGGCGTCTTCCAGGTCGGAGATGATCGACTGGCTCGTGCCGATCCGCTTGGCGAGCTGGGCCTGAGTCAGGCCGGCCGCGGTGCGGGCGGCATGAATCTGCTCGCCGACCTCCATGTCCTGCTTGATCCGCTCGATCTCGCCCTGGCGTTCGGCGTCGTCGCCGAAGTGGTGACGCAGCACCTCGACGGCGTTGGCGGTGGTTCGTTGCTTGGTCTTGCTCATGGCAATTCTCCTTCGTATCGGTGGGAGTCGGGGTCGGCCTCGTAGCGAAGCTTCCTCGCGATCGCCCGGTCAATGTCGGCCGGGGGCACGGCCTTTTCCTTGGTCAGCCCGTGGGCCAGCAGCGCCACGCCGCGGCCATGAAAGAAGTACAGGACGCGGTAGTTCACGCGGCCCACGCGGACCCGCAGCTCGTAAATGCCGTCCCGAAGTAGATCGGCCTGCGGGCGTCGGAGCTCGTGCCCCATCGCCTGCAGCCGCTCGATCGCGGCCTGGCACTTCACGGCGGCCCGTCGGTCCTGCTGGTCGAGCTCGACCAGCCAGTCCAACACCGGCACGTCGCCGGGGGCGTCCTGATAGAAAAACACGTCGGTCTGCGGCATCCTTACCTCTTATCGTCTTTTCACGATATCGCATTTAGGCGATAATGTCAACCCTCGGAACCGATCCGAGAGGCTCCCCGGGGGCTTCCGGGGGGGAGCGGGATCGCTCCCCCGCCGGGGACGAGTGCCCCTAGGCCTGCCGGTCCCTGGCACGGAGCTCGGTGATGCGGTCGTTGAGCGGCATGGCGAAGATCGACATCTACCAGGCGGTCACGCACCGCATCCTCGACACGCTCGACGGGTAACCGTCTCTTGGCAGCATCCTACTAGAACCACCGACGCTTACAGGAGCGTACCTCGTACACCACGCGAAAGACAAGCAGTTACACGGAAGCCAAAATCTACCTACTTCCGATCACCATCTCAGCCAAAGACTTCAAAGAATAAAGGCACTAAAACAGACACGTACATCTCGCTAGCAGAATGTATAACGCTTTCGAGCAATGGGTAAAATTAAATTCATCACTTGAATTGTATTAATGTTGCTCGACGACCCTTTGAACACCAGCGGCGACTCACTATCTTCAATGACGATGAGAATGATAAGAAGGAGAATTAGGCAACACCACGTATACACCAGGTTTTAAGCCTAAGAGATCTCGATAGCCTACAACAGAATTATTTTTTTGCACTTCCAAACCTGCCTGTTGAATACGACTGGCCATATACTCAATGTATGAAGTATCTGTAGCGCCAGAGAATGCTGACTGCGATTGAAGCCAAGTCTTGAATTCTTGGTCTAACCATTGCTTTGACGAAAGCACACTCAAAAGAACACGTGCAGCCGATCCCACAGAACTGTTTTCTACCACATCAAACGAAGCTATCTTCGACTGCAAACTGCCAATTATCGTAAAGTTCTGCGTCCCGTAGGCTGCGAGCTCGGTAACAAAAGACGCGATCACCGCCTTCAACATAAAATCGGCGGCGGCACTATCTTCGTTAATTCCACCAAGCAAATCCCGAGCCAATTCCCAGCTGCTTTCTGTAGCCAGAAAGATTTGAGTTAACGCACGCACCTTGTCGGTAGCTTCAACCGTATACATTAAACGGCTCTGCTCAGGCTCCAGGCTTACTATAACTGACTCGATGACATTGCGACTAATTTCCTTAGGGTTCTCTAGTTGCAGCCATTGGAAAAAGCTGGTCCAAATAAACCATTCTTCATGCTTGAGTCGTTGATTAAGTTGTACCACACGCTTGTCGCCAACGCTAGGCGATCGCGCGTAATGAGCAATGATTGCATCAAGCACAACACGACGACCAGTCAAGTGGCCACCATATCCAGGAATACCGTTCGAATCACGAGTTGTAAATCGTTCCATCTCAGAATCAAGAATACCTAGCGCCTTATCCGGAATTGTCGACTGCGACAGAGCGCCTATAATGATAATCCAGGTCCTATCAATTTCATTTGTCTCGTAATATTCGAGAGCTTGACCGACAAGGTCAATCCGGTCATTATCCATTACACAAACAAAAGCGAGCAAAGGGTTGTCAAGCACAGCCTTGCTATCATTGAGCTCGGCCGCATCTCGTTTCATTGAGTCAAAAACCGGTTGTGGGAACTCGGCAATGAGTGGTCGCCAGTAGTTTTGGAAAACGTCCGTCTTTGGCCAAGTAAACACTATGGGATCCTCACTTTGCTCAGCCGAGACTGTGTCTTGTAGAGCAAAGCAAGCGAGCAACAGCAGGGCAATCATTAGATTAGACAACCGTCGTTTATTTACTAGTGCCTCCACTGCGCACCTCCAACAGACCAGTCTTGATCTTGCTCTGTTGAATTCATTTGACAGCCCGTTCGATCGGCGCTGAACTGTTCCTATGAGCACGGACGCGCAGCCGGACCGGGTCCTTCGAGTCGTTCATCTTGCGTTGAGCTTGGGG